AACACCAGTTGTGTAATCGGAATAACTGGGTGAAGCCGTTGTGGAAAACCTAAACGGGTGTGATGGATGACTCGCATTGTTGAAGGTATACGTCGTACCTTCGTATAAAGTCAATGTTGCCTGTTGAACACCGTCTATAAAATATTTACCACCGGCGGCAGTCACTGTAAATGATTTATCGGGTTCCGTTGGTTTAGGTAAAGTAAATTTAATCATCATACTTCGGATAAGATCCCCTTTGTTTTTGGGTATACGACACTCTACAGTTGCATCGTAATCAACATCACCATCAAAAGGTGTTTCGATAGATTCAATTGAAAACTTAGTATGTCTTCTAAAATTCATCAGGAAATACGAAAACTCGGGTTCCCCAGTAAGCCATTGGTCCTGGATACCCGTGATAGCAAGGTTTAATCGACCAGCCATTCTTACTTTACGTGAGTAAAATTTTATGAAATAAAACGACACGATATTATAGATGAATCTTCAGTTGAGAAAATTTAAACCTGAAAACATGGCGGATGATAAAGTATGTGTTTTTATAGGTAAACGTAATACGGGTAAATCAACCCTTGTTACTGATATTCTGTACCATAAAAAACATTTACCAGCGGGTATAGTTTTATCAGCAACAGAAGAAGGTAATCATTATTATCAACAGTATATACCAGATTTATTCATATACGGTGATTACGACAGAGAAGCTATTGAACGTGTAATGGATAGACAAAAGAGATTAGTTGGTGCGGGTAAAAAAAATTGTGGAGCCTTTCTTCTTTTAGATGACTGTATGTATGATTCTAAGTTTATGAAAGATACATGTATTCGTCAATGTTTTATGAATGGTCGTCATTGGAAGATATTTTTCATGTTAACCATGCAGTACTGTATGGATTTACCACCCGCACTCAGGGCAAATATAGATTATATTTTCATTTTACGTGAAAATATTATTCAAAATAGGGAAAAATTGTTTAAAAACTTTTTTGGTATTTTTCCATCCTTTGAGATGTTTAATAAGGTTATGGATTCGTGTACGGAAAATTACGAATGTTTGGTATTGGATAATACTTCTAAAAGTAATAAAATAGAAGATTGTGTCTTTTGGTATAAAGCATCACTTCGTAAAAATTTCAGGGTCGGTGCACCAGAGTACTGGCAAACACATAAAAAGATGTTTAATCCGAAACATGGAAACGTGAAAGTGGGAGACCCAAATTCAGTTAAAAAGAATACACCATTTAAAGTTACGAAAAGGAAATGATAAGATCAATTGCTAAACGACTGTATACACCTATAAAAAATACCAACACTGTAGTGTATCCAGCTTATAATGAATTTAAACCAGATGATAGTGATGATGGGTACCGTGTTATAATTGATATATGTCATCATACTAAAACTGTTTATATAGATAATGATATGTGTGATTACGATAAATTAAACGATTTACCCAGAATCATAAAAACATTCGGGTGTTTATATCCAAACTATACTCTTCAGGACAATAATGCGTAATCATTTAAAACCAAAAAACTATGTACATATAAATGGCGACAGACGTTAGAACGATGAATCTTTCAGACAATGGCGACGGTATGGTATCTCTAAATAATAATCAAGGGACATCTTTCGTGCCGAATATCCCCCCCGAAAAAAATGTGAGTGAAAATAAACAGACGATGGACTCTACTTCAATTTCCGATATTATGGGTCAAGCCGAGGAACCACTCGAACCACCAATGATGGGCGCCGATCCAAGAATGGCACAAATGCATATGCAAGCTCCAATGATGATGGCGCAACAACAACCAGTAGGACAACAAACGACTGAAAAAAAATCTGAATCTAAAAATCCATTCAACCTTACTGATGACCAGTTCGAAGCACTTATTGTAGCTGTATGTGCTGCGGCGGCAATTAGTAAGCCAGTTCAAGAAAAACTCGCAAACTTCGTCCCATCGTTTTTGAACGACCAGGGAAATCGAAGTGCAATCGGCTTAGCGTCGACCGGTATGGTCGCGGCGGTCGCCTTTTACCTCGCAAGAAAATACGCTTAAATAGCATTATAATGTTTATACATTCTCTTTCCAAAAATTAAATAGGAAACGAGAAATCCGAACAGTAAACCAACTGCGCGAAGTCCTAAAACAGTACCAGTACTCTTCGTAGTTCTACCATAATCTCTAAAATCCTTTTCAAATCTTTTGTTTATTTGGGAAACACCCGCAACCATACCCATACCTAGTAAAGTTGACATCATTAAAAATGGTACATCTATAGCTAAACGACCAATTAAATTACCACCACGTGGTAATATAGTGATGACTAATGGTGTAACGACCATGATTATAAACATGTTTAACCATTTATCGTTTAAAAGTAGGGGAGCACTCGAAGATGCGAGTAAAGTGTTCAGTAACAAATACGCTTTCATTAAATCGCCGAACGATTGCATTTTATTAATACCAAACATTATTTATCCTGAATGTGTTTACCACAAAATTTAGTTCTTTGTGATATTTCCTGGTATATTCCTAAAGAAACGCATATTGTTCTAAGTTTATCAAAATTTTTCCAAAACTCTTTACTGTGCGAATATTCATCTACAGTGCAGTGCGCGAGTTCGTGTAACAAAACGTGGAATATTTCATTAGGTTTTCCATCGATACACAAACCTATATCACTACCTTTACTCACATTGTATCCGATAGACCCATTCATACGCCTGTGTGCGGTAATTGGAATTTCTTTACATAACATTTTGAATTCCTGATTATCTGTTTCCTTAAGATGTTCCCTGAGTGTCCTGTATTTTTCACGAACATCTGTTAATTCCTGTGGTTCCCTCGTGTTTATGTATAATAACACGTTTATGATAAGTAGAAGTATGGCGAGTATCATCTTATCATAAACATACATAAAAATTGACGGTTCACCTCTTATACACAAACTTAAATTTACTATACAAATCCGAAACCGGGTTCCCTTTAAGATCTTCCCATAGTGTTAAAGTAAACCCCAAATCTTCCATACGTGTAAAAAACATGTCTTTATGCGCTATAGGTTCGACTTTTGGACCGTCGGCATAATACGGTGTATCGGCTAAGTGGACGTATAACTTTTCCCCAAAGTTTCCCGAACTCGTATGTTTCATTAGAAAATAGTTTCCTAAATCGTCTTTTACGGGTGTATTCATGATAATCTTATCTGAATTCGGTATAATTCCTATGAATTGACCACCAGGCTTTATTCTATTTTTAATTGCTAATAAAGACGTCTCGAATAACTTGGGTGATTCGAATATATAGTGTAACGCAAAGTTATAACACACGACATCATATTTTCTTTGTGGACACGCGAATATATCACCTTCATAAAAGTTGACGCGTATTTTCATGTTCTTTGCGCGCGACTTAGCCTCCTTAAGTGAGTCTGTGTTCGGTTCACACATGCTTATATTAGCCCCCGCGTGTCGCCACTTTTGGAGATCACCACCGAATCCACATCCTACATCCAAAATACTGTCGCCTTCGCGGGTAGCCGATTGGATGAGGAGACGCTTAGACTCATTATGGTACTTACGTATCTCCTCCATTTATTTATAATGGTTTTTCTTTTTTAAATAGATTTATAACCGAGACTTGATTCTCGGTACCGGACGTCATATCATAACAAACCCGATATCCTTAGGTTTAATTTCTTCGTTAATTTTCCAATTCCAAAGGTAATAGTGGTTGTATCCCGTACCTTCCATGAACTTATGTTCACGAAGTTCATCGTCATCTACACCAACATTTACACAATTATATACATCGAAACCTCGGTTACGCGCCATGATTATAGCATCTTTTAAACAGTTACCTACGTTATAGAACGTGTATGCCTGTTTTATGGTTTCACCACTCTGTTTATGTACATAATCCAAACTATAAAAAGTGGCGAATTGATCTTTTTCATCGCTCAGGTATGTGTATACGGTATCTTTACGTGGGAGAATCCAGTGTCTAACG